TCAAATGACGTTATAACCGTAATCGAACTCAAAACATACTGATTTGCTCCAGTATAAGAACTATTTAAACTTTTCCAAGATGATGGAGGAGCGGTACTCAGAAATATATTTGATTTACCGTAAATATTATTAACCACATTATCCGAATAAGGGAAATCATGGTCTAGATATTCAAGATACATCGAAGCGTCTAATCTGTCTTTAGTATTTAATAAACCTGTTTTAACAAACGTACCACCTGAATAATCAGTAGTTGGATAGTATTTTGTCATGGTTGTCCCTGTTTTGCTATATGCTTTCAAAACAGCGCTTTTAAACGTATTATCAATTTTTACAGACGTTCCATTTACGAAACTAGACAAGGCATATCCTGCGAGTCTCAACTCATCAGCCACCGCATTTCCAAACGCTGCTATATCGTCCCAATTCGTGACCACGAGACCGAGAAGTAAAACTGCAGCAAGTCCGATAATAAGAATAGGCAAAGAAGCCGCACTGGCTCCTGCGCCTGCTAAATAAGTCAAACCGCCACCCAAAGTCAGCGCTTCGGCTTTTACAGTTCTAGGTCTAGAAGACGTAAAAATCAAAACTACAATACAAAAACAAACTGCTATTTTTTTAATAATTTTTTTCATTTTGCTCCTTATCAAAAAAAGCACCCTTTCGAGTGCTTTTGATTAAAAGAATTTCTTGAGCGTTGATACTGCAAAGCGAACAGCAAGGCTCGCTCCTAACACAGCGGCACCAACTGGCAAGATAGACGGAACTGCCTGCAAAACTGCGTCCTTAACAGGTGCTAAAAGGTCAGCTGTAATCATAGAAAAAATCCTCCAAAATTGTTTTTTTTTAGGTATAGTTTAACGTCTTTACCCATAGACAAGTTTTTAGAATACAAATTGTTTTAAGAGATGGTTTATAAAGAAAAATAAAAGGAGACCAGGAATGACAATCACTCCGTAAAAAGTAATGACATTTGCCTGCATATGGTACAAATCGTAATCTTTTTCAACTTTGGAAACTATCTTTGCTATTTTTTCATCAGTCTCGGTTTGCTTGCCGTTTTCTTCTGTCAGCTTAGATAGGTTTTTCAATTCTTCTAGAATTGCATCAGAATCTTGTTTTTTCTCTTGATTTTCATCTTGCTTTTTCTTCTCAAGTTGCTCTTGTTCCTGTTTATCTTTATCAATGCGCTCATTAAATTTCTTTAATTCGTCATAGACTTTATTTGTTGCTTTTGTCTGTTCATTCAATTTCTCAAGTAAACTTTTATTGTAAGACTCAAGCACACTTGAGAAATTTGAATTTTCTTCAGGTTTCATTATGCCGCTACATCAACCGCTTCAACATTTTCAAAACGGTCAAAGGCAACTTTTTTAGTGGCAATATTGACGGTCATAAACATTTCAGCCTTAGCTGGTAGCGGTTTTTGAGCAAGCAAGGCAAATTGTGCTTGTGTCAAACTGTATTTTACAGGCAATAAGCCTACCACGTTTTCAGGCTCATCATTCACGAGGGGCAAGACCCAAACGGAAACACCAGACACCTGACGGTTTGTTTTCTCGTCTGTAAAATCATAGGGACGAGCACCCAAAATTAGAACATCATTTTTCATTGTTTTCCTCTTTTCTTTTTTGTTGTTCACTTATATATTCGTAAATACATTTCAAAAAAAAGAAAAAAATCCATTTTTTTTGGATTAATTTTAGCCATTATATATTTATTTCACGTTTCATTGACAGTAAGAAACCAGGGACTAAACTTTTAAAATCGTCTGTCGGTCGGTCTAATGCCCCACCAACACGATTTCAAGTTTAATCTGTCCCTGCTTACTGTCCAATGAACTTTCGCGACATAAAACGATTAACTAATTTTATTTTTCAATCTATTACATCTTTTTCTTTTTTTTGCTATACTAGTATCGCTCTCGGTTACCGATTGCGTTCCTATGGTTCGTGAAAGGAGGTGAGCTTATTGCATTACATTTTTGACGTCTTACTTGCTATTATGGCGGAAGTAGCTGCACACTACATCTGCAAGTGGTTAGATAGCAAGGACAAAGACCGAAGCTAGCCCAAGATACCCGTTAATCTGAAAAGAACGTAAAAAAAGCCCTGGAGGACTGCCATCCTCTAGGGCTTTGGTGTGCTATTGCATTACATTTTATAACTCAATTATACCACATTATTCTGTTTTATTTTACTTTAAATAATAATTTTTACGTTCCCAGTTCCAAATTGCGACAATTTCACGACCTGAAGAAGTGCCATCTTTATCCTCTCCAGTTTGAACAAGATTACCATCTTCTAAATCATCAAAATCAAACTGTTTCTTGATTTCTTTGAATAACTTGCCAAAGCCTATCTGTCTCTTTCTGTGTAGCCCTGTCAGCATATCATCTACTATCTGCAGTTTCTCCTGATCCGTAAAATCCATTTTTTCATCAGTTACGTCAAACGGTTTTACAGGATATTTTGCAGTCTCCAAAATAGCACCTTTCAAGCCTTTGCCTTTATCAGCTTTTACCGCTCGAATATCAACCATGGGAGTATAGTCTAGCTTCATAGCTTTCTGCCAAAGTTCCGTCCATTCCTCCTGAGTTAAATAATCATCTTTTGACCTGAAATAGCCTGGCTTAACCATCAATAAAACGTGCAGATGAGGATGATAGCTGTCTAATTCTTTTGAATAAGTAACCTCTGTCGCTCTTAGAAAACCAATCAAATTTTTATCGACTTTCTTATACTTCATTAACCTATTGAACCCTCTTAAAATATCCGTCATAGACTGATTGAGTTCTTGACCTGTCACATTTTTAACCGTCAATGTCAAAAATAGAAAGCGTCCTTTTGGCTGTCTAATCATTGCTTCTTCAACGATTTTGCTTGCTTGATAAGAATATTTCATAGAACGTCTCCAGTTGCAAAGCGCACACAGCTTATTTTTGCAGAAATAAGACTGATATAGTTTCTTCGTTCCGTCCGACTGTTCGACAAATTTTAGAACTTCAGCACATTGATAAACTCTCTCAAATGAGCGATAACCTAAAATATCCAACTGACTTGCCAACTCAATATTTTTAAGTTTACGTTCTCTCCATTTTCTGTCTTTCCCTGTTTTTGAAACATCTTTCAAGGTTTGTAACCCTTGATTTTGTTTTTCTTTCATGTTATAATTTACCTGTAATTACAAAGAAATATAGAAAAAGTCCTTGCAATTTTCCTAGCTTTTTATGATTTTGATTGAACACCTAAATTATATCAAAAGCTTTCACAAAAAACAAGGCTTTTTTTGTGCCTGAAAACCCAGTAAAATCAAGGGTTTAGACCTATTTTGATACCCTATTTTTAAAATCTCATTATTTCTATATGTATCAAGATAAGAAGAACCCCCCCTCCGGGGGCTTTCTCAAGGGGCTTTCAGCCCCTTTTTTTAGCCCTTATTTACCGCTTCAGCCATCTTTTGAATTTTGGCATAAGTGTCATATTTTTCTCTAAGTTCTTTCGATTGGACGAAACTTCTTCGCCACAATCGACGAAGCTTCATTTTTGCTTCAGGGCGCTCACAAACTGCGTTGTAATCTTCCGCATCGAAAGCCCTTGTAAAAGTCCACCGTCCGGCAATCGTTCGACACTCGACAACCTCAAATGTCTGCTCTCTTAACTGCTTCACTACACGTGTAAAGACCTGACTTGTACCGACAATTTTAATACGCTGTTTCCGTTGCTGAGTAATCTCTGCCAGCAAGCCTTCAGGGAATTTTTGCCAAGCGCTTGAGTTATATTCATTTTGTATCTCATCGATGGCAAATATAACCCCTTTTAGGCCGTTTCTCAGCTCGAAAAGTTGTTGCCAGCTATTCATAGGCACATCCTCATGAACATAGCCGAAATTGGTACAAATAATCGCTTCAGGATACTTCTTTCTCATGCGTTCAAGATATTCAGTCATCGCCATTGTTTTTCCGCCACCCTGACGACCACAATACAAGGTTAGACCGTATTCTCTAAATTCTTTGCCGTTCTTAATACGATGATATAAATCATAAGACAAAGCGCCTATAAAGCTAAAAATCTTCAAATATGCAGGCTTTTCCGAAAGTACCTCAAATTGCTTTCCTCGAATACCTTTTTTTCTCATAAACAATAACCAATGCTAAACAGATAAAACGGGCGCCCGCAAATGCGGGCTTTCCGTTTTATCATGCCTACCCTTTCTTATTTTTTTAATTAATAAACGGTATTCGATGTATAAGCCAATTTATACATTTCGTACCGAAAAGCGAAACATAAAAAGTAGATATCAACCCTATACAGATAAAAATATCTCTAAAAGGCACAAATGGCGACGCCTCATATAAAATATTAGATACCGCATTTAACGCTGATACAAAATTATTAACGAACTCAAATGACGGAAATAAGCCTATCAACCACTCTAAAATTTTAAAACAAACACTTAAAATCCCTTGAACCAT